TGACCTTCACCGTCGCAGTTCGGGCAAGGGATTGTGTCGGTCATGTTGGTATCCTTTGAAAGTCTTTGATAGGTATCAGTCGGTCATGTTGGTATCCTTTGAAAGTCTTTGATAGGAATTAACGCGACGGGTTCTATGTCGGCTGGGTCTTTACGGTCTTTACGACCACCTATTTTGATGGATGGTTTACAGTTGTGCAGTGAGGTAAAGCCCACGGCGTCGGCCCACTTGACGATGAGCAATACGGGTAGGTGCAGAGCTTGGTTAAGCTGCTTGGCTTTGAATACTTTGGTAAAGCTAATCATGTAGGTGGGGTACGTGTTCATTTCGTTCTTGCGTGTTTTCATTTCGATAAAGGCCATGACGTCATCGTTACGAATGGCGGCGTAGTCGAACGCTGACTTATCGCGTAGCTTGGACATGGTGCATTTCCATTTCTGTGTAACGAGTTGGGCCAGTTGACCTTCGTTATCCCGGTCTAGTGGACGTTCATACACAGGTCGGTACGTCTGGAAATTGTACATTGATGACATGGGTTACCTGTATTTATTTCTATTTTCTTTACGTTGAAAATTGTAGGTTTCGTCTTCTGGTTTGTTTCTTAATACTTCTGTTGTTTGGAATCTTATCTTGCAAGCCGGGCATGAGTACAGCCTATATAGTTTTTCGCGCTGCTTGGCCTTGTTAAGCACGACGGTACTTTGGTTGCTACACTCCGGACAGTTCACGCCTCAACTCCCGGTAGATATGCTCTACGTACTGGTCTTGCTGACGTAGCTTATTGATTTGTTTAATACCGTGCATCAATGATGTGTGGTCACGGTTTAGGACTTTACCTATTTGTGTCAGTGTACAGCCTGTAAGTTCATAGCTAAGAAGGTAGGCTAGCTGACGCCACGGCATGATAATCTTATTGCGTTTACGCCCGGTCAATACTTCTAGTTGGATATGAGAACGGCGTGAGATGGCAGCGAGTATTTTTTTAATTGATATGGTCGCGGAGATATTTCTAATATCTTTGTACCCAGATGGATTGCTTCCACCAGCTTCTTCTTCAGCCTGTACACTGGCGTTTTGAAACCCTTCACATCCTCTATTATGGTGCATCCCTGTTGGCCCTGTAGACCAATCGTGTTTAAATCGACGTACTGAAAATCCGCTATATACTTGCATATTAGTCTCCCGTTTATCTCGCAGCGAAAAGCTGGCTGCATCCTCAAGTCTTTTATTTCCCCGGCCTCAAGCCTAGGTTTTAGTGTGTGGTAGTAGTGCTTTGCCTCGGACATACTGTCGAAAACATAACCGTCTAGCTCTACCTTTTTGGCTTTGTATTTCACGCAACTTGCCCCGCTGCGTTACGTACCAGCTTTAGTTTCTGCTCAATTTCTATCTCTAGCTCTTTGCAAATAAGGTCCTGTAACCATAGGTTTACGGACTTGCCTTCATCCAAAGCTTTAACATTTACAGCTTCTTTTATGCTTGGATTGAGCCTTAAATATATAACTTCTGTCTTCATAAAATTTACCTGTGCAAAATAAAGTTACGTTTGGTACTTGCACAAATGCTATCACGTTGCTATCTATTGTAAATAGGAATGAAATAAGAACGTTATAGGAGCGAACTATGAAAATCAGAATAGAACACACCATAGAGTTACGTGATTGGGAGCTTAAAGCCCTGAAGTCTTACTTCAATGAGTTCGATGATGGCTCAGAAACTTTTCGAGAGTTCGTCAAATCCTACGTCATATCAGGGGGTGAAGGATTACTTCAGGATAAATGTATGGAATACATATATGAGAAAGACCAATGAGAGATTTAGAATACAAGCCAACTTACATTGTTGAGCGTGTGGACGGTGAAATACCTCACATCAGAAAAATATATACCTCACTATCATGGGCTAAAAAAGCTTTGTTCAAACACATGATTGATAACCAAGAACAGGGCTGGGTCGTTTTATATGAAAACCTTGGCTACCAAAGCCGCATCGGTTTGGTGCGATTAGAGCATGGTGGAATAGTTGAAATTGAAACGTTTGATGATGATGGGGAACTGTTGTCACCCATCATGACAATGCATTTAAAAAGAGAAGGGGCGTAAGTAATGAATTCGTATGGAACAAAGCGTAAGTTTGAGGTGGTCATAGAGACTGACCCTTACGATGAACATGAACCTTCTGAAAAAGATTTACGCGAGTTTATTCAACTCGTTCTTTCTCCAAGGAAATACGAAATAAGTGACCGATTTATAAATTTTACGGTCAAGGCAAAGCGCACCGTTTAGTTTCGCATAATATATATTGAAGGGGATACACTATGAACATTGAACTTACAGAAACACAACAGGCTTTGCTTGTTTATATGTGCCAAGAGTTTGAGCGTGGGCTTGATGAAGAAGAACACGGTAAGGAATACGTTGAAGCTTTTTACTCAGTATTTAATCGTTTGAGAGGTGAGCAATGACACTTTATCAAACTAGGGAAGACCACGGAACACCGCACTCTGGGAAGTATGCGGCCTTTGTCCGTGTGTCTACCGATAAACAGGATGTTGCGAACCAAGAGTACGGCATCAAAGTTTATCTGAACGGTGGTGACTACAAAGTAAAGTGGTTCCGCGAAGAGGGGGTAAGCTCTGGCGAAGATTGGCATAACCGGGAGATCTTGCAAGATTGCCTAACTTACTGTCGTAAAGAAAAAGCCACGTTAGTTATTTATTCGATTAGCCGATTGGCCCGGCGAGATTGGGAGACATTACGTTTTTTTGACCAAGAAGTAAGCACGGGTAGAATAAAGCTTGTCGTTGTTGATGACCCGACGCTTGATGAGAAAACAATTGGCTTTAAGGCTATGTTTGCAAAGCAAGAACGTGAGCAAATTCGCGTTCGTACTAAGTTGGCTTTGAGCCGTATTCAAGCTGAAATAGCAGAGAAGGGGGGCTATAAAGCGAAGTCAGGCCGGGTCATCACCAAGCTCGGTGTACACGACGGGCTAGCCGAATCGGGAAAGCTTGGCAATGATGTGTCTAAGAAACAAGCTGACGAAAGGGCTGCTGATCTATGGCCCATCATAGAGAACCTTCGTGATAAAGGGCTTAGTTACAGAGGCATAGCCCGTGAACTTAATCGTATGCAAATCACCACACCAGCCAAGCGTCGTAATCCAGACCTAGCGCGTAAAACAGAATGGCACGCAACCAGTGTGCGTAATTATATTATGAGAGTGAAAGGTTAGAACAATGACATCAGAAAAAAAATACGCCCCAGCATTAACTGACCTAAGCGCAATGTGGGTAAGAAAAAATATTGATATTGAACTTGGCATTATGAACGGTGAACGTCCGACAGACAATATACACACAGAAATTAAAAATTGGGGGCTGTCTACACCAAGTAAACGCAAATTTTTGTTAAATATTATTCGTGCAACGCTAGATAACTGTCATATTACTGTACCAGAACTAGTCACTTTAGGTGTCGCAGAACGCCAAACAATTTTAGGATACATAAAAGAATGTGAAGACGCTGGCTGGATTAAAGTTTGTAGAGAAGAAAATAAAAATAAAATTACTGCGACAGCCATATTATTAAAGCATTATGGAGACTATTGTGCTTGGCTCGTCGGCGCTTATTATACCTCAAATATGCTACATATTACGCATGGTATCAGCGTTTTGAAACATTTGGATAGCTACAAATAAGTGTATGGTAAGGTGACACATGAGTGTATAGTCAACAGATATTGATATCAAAAAAAACTGGTACAATATAGGAACATGAGAAGTATAATGACCAAACAAACCCGTAATAAACGTAGAAAGTCTAATGCTGTAATAGACCACATGAAAGCTGGGCGTATGCGCTTTAAGCGTAGGCTCGATGTCCCCATGTGGCACATAGACCACTTAAATAAATCCATAGTTGTGTTTCAAGAACTATTAGCAAGCTTAGAAGAGATCCGCAAAGGAAACTCATCTCGCCACGCTGATAAGTGTATGTATGCACAGACTGCCATTACCGTAGCTAACGGAAGGTTTGCCATAATGGGGCCACAAGACCCGCGTTGTCGCGGTGCGGAACTTGGAGAATATACTGATCAAGGTTGGACTGACCGAACCGGACACGCTGAATTACTTGCGCGTGACGATTTAAACGAAGAGCAAAATCTTAGCATTTATGAGCGTGGACAATTCCCCAAGGGGTAGTCTGGTCTTTTAAAAATTGCGTCTAGGGTTTGCACAAAACGAGGAAAAAGGGCTTATGCTTTTATTACAAAAACTTATCGCGCTTCCTGTAAAAGGGATTCGCATAATATATATTATCTTAGTGTGTTCTGTTGTAACTGTTTTAGAGAATAGTCAGGGTAGGCTGTTCTTACAAGAAACACTGGCTACACTGTTCTTTCTGTTGTTTCTGTTCTCACTGTACTGTCTGTTCTATATTGGGTGTGCAATTGATGACGCTTGTGCCTCGGCGCAAGGGTACTAGTCAATGCCAAAATTTACAAAAACTGGCTACGAAATAGGTAGCAGCGAAGCGGGAGCTATTGTATTACATAAGACCGCTTTTCAAAGTAGGCATGAGGTTTTAGAGAAACACAAGCTTGCACGGGCAGGGGTGGAGTCTATCGACGATGTGCGTAATGAACGTGCTTTGCGTCGTGGCAATCATCTTGAGGCTGGCGTTGCGAGTTGGGCGAACGAGGAGATTGAACGTCTATCAGGTGGTGACGCTATAATGGAAGAACCTACTGAAGCTTACCGCCGGGAAGGTTTGGGCGTAGCGTCAAGCATCGACAGGATCATAGAGCTTACTGAACCGTTGACCTTGCAAAAGCCTGACGGTGATAATGTTACGTTTCATGGCACTGGTATCGTTGAGATTAAAACCGACTTTTATCATAACGACAAACCGAAACCTGAGTGGGTCATTCAAGTGATGCATCAGATGTTCTGTGCTGAACTTTCTTGGGCGGTCATAGCGTGCATGAGCCAGAAGGGACGTCTGCACTTGTATCCAGTGCTATGGGATGCGAAACTGGTTAACGTAATGGTAGATGCTTACGCTGAGTTCTGGGAATTGGTTGAACAAGGTGGTGAATATCCACCCGTAGCGGAAGACGCAAAGCCTGAGTATGTGGATGTGACTGAAGTGCTAAAAGAAAGTAATCAAGACTTACAACAGTTATGTGCTGATTATAATCTTGCTTCTGGTGAAGAGCGTAAATGGAAAAAAACTAAAGAAGAAGTTAAGTTTGCCATCACGCTTGCACTAGATAGCCTTGGCGTCGAGTACGCTAGTATTCCCGGTTATCAGATTAAAGCCGCATCACAGACAAAAGAAAAAAAACAATCTATTGGCACGGGTGAATTTTATGAGGCTGTGTCATTTACGGTAAAGGAAACAAGTGATGAATAGTATTGTAACCACCCGGCAAAGCCTAGTGCCGACAACAATTACTGAAATGGAATTGTTTGCAGAAAAACTGAGCAAATCAATTTTAGTTCCAAAAGATTATCAGGGCAAACCCGCTAATTGTTTTGTTGCAATCCAGTGGGGTTTGGAATGTGGCCTTGCACCGCTTCAGGCGCTTCAGTCAATCGCCGTAATAAATGGTAAGCCCTCAATGTACGGTGATGCTTTACTGGCTATGGTACGTGCCGACAGTCGTTGTCTGGGTGTACATGAAGAGCAAAAGGATGGTCTGGCTGTGTGCATCATTAAGCGTAAGCACGCGGACGGGAGCGTTGAGGAAATTAAAAGAACCTTCTCAATGAAACAAGCACAGCAAGCCGGGCTATCAAATAGACCTACGTGGAAAGCTTACCCGCAGAGAATGTTACAGCACCGGGCAAGGGGCAACGCTATCCGTGACGCTTTCCCTGACGTTATACACGGTCTTATCTCTGCTGAAGAAGCACAAGACTACGATGAGCCAAAGGATATAACACCACCTCAAGAAGCTGTGGCTGCGCCTACACTTGAGGCTTTGACCGAGCCAAAGGTTGAAGAGGTCGAGGTTGTACAAGAGCCAACTGAATCAATCTTTGATCAGTATTTGGAAAATGTCGTGCCGAAGCAAAGGGAGCCTATTGTTGCAGAAAGCTTTACGCTTTGTGTTCCAAATAAACAGCCAACAATTTATCAAGATCCGCTTCACTATATGGATGCTTATAATGACTTACTGTTAGCAGTTCGTAGGGCTTCTACTATTACTCCGGCAGTACGTCGTACCAAAATGAAAGAGCTAGAGCAAGAGAACGTAGAGACTTTTAAACTACTACCTGAAGACATGGTTAAAGAGTTGAAAGAAAAACGCATTGCGTACAACGCAAGCTTAGGTATTGAGGAAAAAGAAAATGGATAAGATAGGTTTAACTGCAAAACAGAAACAGGTATTTGAGTTTCTACGAATGTACCACAAAACTTACGGAGTGTTTCCCTCTACCCGGGAAATAGCACAAGGTAAGATTGACGGTCAGGTTATTCTTAACAAGCGAGTGGAAAGTAATGTTCACAACTTACTTAAAAGCCTACAGAAAAGAGGGTGGATAGAAGTAATGCCATACACCCCCAGAGGTATTCGTATTATTTAAGCACTCATGTTTGCCATTGTTGAGCGTCGCCTAGGCTTCGCTTGACTTTGCTTTATGGCCTGATTAGTAGGTGCGCCCGGACTTCCCGGCTTACGCATCTTCTCGCCACTACCATCCTTAATTCTTTTTCTTTTAGCGTGGATGTTATCCCACAAACCTTTTTTTCTAGCCATTAGCCATCTCCATTGCTGCTTTGAGAGTTTCCTGATTGCGCCTTGTCCAACCCTTACCGAATGTTTCAAACGTTTTTAGCCGTTCGTAAAACTTCTGACGTTGCTCGTATAAGTATTGAATCATATTTGCCGGGTCGTTCTCTGCCACAAGTGCTAGGGTTTTTGGTCCGATTGCCCCGTCTTGTTTTGCTGAAATGTACTTCTGAATAACCTTGGCTGGT